GATAATCTACTATATATATAAAATGTGACCATATGATACATAACCTGCCCCATCTCATTGATTGCGCACGCATTCTGGCATGGTCAGAACGCCTCTTTTACGTGACCATTCGCGACCATTTTTAGCCAATTCTGACCATAACTGTAAAAAAGTGCTTTACAGTGGATTTGAGGCGTGAAATGGTACGTTATCGCAACAGGAGAACACGCAAAATGCCAAACGCACTAAAATCAGCAATTATCTACACGGGCCCGTCGCTTATCGACGGCGCGCCGATCGTCGTCATCGCAATTGATAGCGCGCGCAATACAAAAACTGGACGTATGGTTCAGACTTACATATTGCGCGCCGATATCGATCCGCGCGACGCAAGCAAGAGTGGCGCGGACGTAAGCATATGCGGCGCATGCCCTCATCGCGGCGTTGCGACAAGCGACGCAAACGCAAAGCAAGCTAAAAACCGGTCCTGTTACGTGTTGCTTGGCCAAGGGCCGCTCATCGCGTACCGCGCCATGCTGCGCGGCGTTTATCCCGAAATCGCTGGCCATGCCGCAATCGCGGCGCTCGGAGCTGGCAAGCTGGTCAGGCTTGGCACATATGGCGATCCGGCCGCTGTCCCGTCTTACGTTTGGGAAAGTTTGATAAGCGCGGCCGCAGGACATACGGCCTACAGTCACCAGGCGGCGGCGATCGGCGCGGCGTTCCGCCCTGACTACATGATGCAAAGCGCGGACAACGAAGCGCAAGCGCGCGCCGCATGGGCGGCCGGGCGGCGCACATTTCGCGTAGTCAAGAGCGTCACAGACATTGTCAAAGGCGCGGAAATCTTGTGCCCTGCGTCTAAGGAAGCCGGGCGCCGCGTGACCTGCTCGCAATGTAAATTGTGCGGCGGCGCCAGCGTTGCCGGCAAGAGCATTGCAATCCCAGACCACGGACCACAGCGCAAGCGCGCGGCTTGACGCCTAGCAGGCGCGCCCACGGGCGCGCTCACTAGACGCCAACACCGGCGGCTAACAAGGAGCAAAGCACATGCATAACATCACATTTGACATCAATATTCTCGCGCTAAAAGCGACCGCGATTGCCGCCGGGACCGAACAGACCCGTTATTATCTAAACGGCGTTTGCATACAACATACGCCGACAGGCCCCGTGTTTGTCGCGACTGACGGCCACCGCCTCATCGCCGCGCGGCATGACTGGCAGAGCGGCGTACCGGAGACGTTTGAGCCCGTGATCGTGCCGCTCGACCTGCTCAAGCGCGTTAAGATTGTGCGCAAAGCGAGCGACGTTGCGACCGTCACGCTAAGCGTGGGTGACGACGGCGCGCGCAAGGTTGCGATTGACTACGCTGGCGGGACCGTCGCCGCCGCCGCCGTCGAGGGAACTTTTCCCGACTGGCGCCGCGTGATCCCGCAAAGCGAACCGTCCGGCGTTGCTGCGCAATTCCAGGCGCAATATTTTGACGCTTTTCGCGACGCCATGGCAATTTTGTCGGGTGGCAAGACTGACGCACAACCGCGCGTCGCGCATAACGGCGATAACCCGGCGATTGTGGATTTGGGTGACACGGGCGCCGTCCAGGCGTTCGGCGTGCTTATGCCGCTGCGCATTAAGCGCGAATTCCTGACGCGCGCGCCAGCATGGGCAAGCGTCGCAACGGCCGAATAATCAATCCCGCGCGGGCGCTTGACGGCGCCCGCCCGCACAGCGTAATATAATCCCGTACAGTCCAATCCACTAAACGAAAGGCCAACACAATGCAAAAGCCATTAACTGAAACCGCCGCCGCCGCTGTTCGCGCCTGTATCATAGAGAAGGCCGGACACGTCAAATTGAAGGCCAAGCCGCCGCGCTCGAACACGCTCGCCTATGCCGCGTACCAGGGGATGATTATCAACTTTAACCCATACAAGGCGAGCGTTGTCGGGATCATGTTCATGTCGGACGAACAGCGCGCGATATACCGCGAGGTTGAGGCGTGGGCGGAGGCTAACCCACAGCTGCGCGGGTTAGACAGCGACCGCCTTGCACTTGAAACGCTGGGGGTATGGTGATGATACGCGATTTGTTCGACTTTGCCGCCGCCGCCGTGCTTGTCGGCATCATATTGACCCTCGCCCACCTTTTGGGAGTGTAACGCTATGAAACCGATCAAAATCACTGACACCGACGCCCGCGCCGCATACGCCGACGCCCGCGCCGCATACGCCGCCGCTGAACGGGCGCAGATCAATAAACCGGAGGGACAGTCATGAGCCGACATTTTCAGGCGCCGCGATACGCGGCAATCAGCTACACCATTGACAACCTTGCGCTCGACAAGGGCGCGACCTTCTCCGGCGAACTTTCAATTGAGCCGGAAGGCGAAAATTCCGGCGACTGGTATATTTGGGGCGCTTGTTCAGATGACCCGGAAGACGAGAACAAAATCATTTACTTTGACGCCAACACAAACGCAGACACATTCAAGGCAATTTGCGCGTCAGTCTATAGCAACGTCGACCTGTGCATGGCGATTGGCGACGAAGCAAGGGAGGACTGAACATGTCAAACACATTCCACCGCATGGGCGCCGACGTTTATTTTGCGGGATACAAAATTGCTATTTTGCGCGGCGACGTGCCCGCGACGATCCTCGGCGAGGTCGAGGCGGCGCTCGACGCCTATGACCCGGACGCGGTTAGCCCGGAGGACTACAAGGCTGCGAAGGACGACGCTGACCGGCTGCAATACTGCGAGCGCGAGATTGCGCAGCTAAACGGCCAGATAAGCACCCTGGAAGCGGCGCTCAAGATTGCGTCAAAGCGGGGCAAGCCGTGACAATCGAACCCGAATACATCGCAATCCTTATCACGATCGTCATGCCCGCCGCCGTCCTTGGCGCGGCCGCGCTCAACGCTCTCACACACAAGGGGAAGGACAATGATAGATGATCCAGATAGCACTGTGGGCGCTGGCGTTAATCTATCGCCTCTCGCGTGGAGGACGATAGAACACCGCGACGGCACGCGCACGGTGACGCTGGGCGGGCAGGCGGTCGGCTATTATAGCCTTATCTGCCGCAGGCACGCACGCGGCAACGCCTCGGGCTGGCGCGGCGTGACGCACCAAGGCCAGCTCGTCTACGCCAAGACCGAACGCGGCGTGCGCGAGAGCATTCAGGAGGTTTACAATGCCGATCGTCCATGATCTGCCGCGCGCCGCGTCCGACGCCACCCGCCAGTCGATCCGGCACATCCTCGACGCTTACGGCGCGACCTGGCACGACCTGGTTCGTTCCGACCGCGCCGCCCGCTGGCGCCCGGCTCGCAATGCGATCTACTGGATGCTGCACTGCAAAGGCTGGTCCTATCCACGCATTGGCCGCGCCTGCAAGCGCGACCATACGTCAATCCTCAAGTCTTTGAGAAAGGCAACCAAATGGACATCTTGAACAAACGCGAGCAGACGCACGGCGATTTTGCCAAGGTGGCGCGCGTCGCACTAAAGCTAAAGGACACGTTTCGCGGGGGCGGGCATATGTCTGTCGTTCAAATCGAGGCGCTGGACCTGATTGCGACAAAATTGGCGCGTATCGTTTGCGGCAACCCGAACGTGCTCGACCACTGGGAAGACATCGCCGGCTACGCCATTCTTGTCGTGCGCGACCTGCGCCGACAGGGCGTTGCGAAGATGTCCAGCGACGACGAATTGGGGAGACAACCATGACTGACGATCTCGTGACGAGGCTGCGTGAGCCAGTCATCGACCCGTTCTTTGGTTACTTAATTGAACCAATCAAGAAAGACGCTGCCAACAGGATTGAGAAGCTTGAGGGCATTATTCAAGAATTGATGGAGTACGTTGACGAGTATTCAGATGTCGTGGACGGCGACGATGGTGTGCCGGAACCCAATCGGGCTATGTCGTTGTTGGTGATCGCCCGCGCCGCACTTGAGGGGGAGAAAAAGTGATGGCTGACGAGAAGGCTCTTGAAGCGGGCGATGAACGAATTAAAAAGCTGGACAAGATGCTCTGCACGCGGTTTGCGCGCAGCGCGCCAATTGAGGAGGCGCTGCTACAGATCGGCATGGGCAAGCGCGGTTTGCCGACCCGTGAGGAGTGCAAAGAGTGGGGCATTACACTTGGCGTCCCGGATGACGTGCGGGCTGTACTCACCGCCACAAAGCCCGGCCCCGAGGTCGCGGAGCTGGTCGATTGGATCAAGCGAAACTCTGACCACGCAATTGAGTGCGCGCACCCGCGCCCATGTACTTGTGGTCTAAGCGCCATCCTCGCAAAGCACAAGGATTCCGTGACATGAGCCGCAGGCGCAAGCCCTTCGACCGGGCGCAACAGATCAAAGCCGTGCTGGCGTATGCCAAAGGCTTAGTAACAGCGCACCAAACAGACGCTAAACCCGTCACACTCCCCATGGTTAAAGGGCTGACTCTGGAGGAGATCGAAGCGAAGTATGGCCCGGTTACAAGGAGAGAACATGAGCAACATTGAGCACTTGAACAGACTGGAGAACGACGAACACGCGGTTCGTGCTGCATGTATGAACGCAGTCTTGCTGCGCTGCAATCAGCTCGGGCGGGCGTTCTTCTCGGCTGAAGACGCGCGCGCGGTGGACATGACGGCGCGCACGCTGATGTATCTGGAGAAGATCGAGGTGCCGGAGCACGCAAGGCTTGACGCGCCGCAGACGCTCCCGCAACATGCCGAACTTAAAGCCTACAGGGCCATCGAAGACGCGCTCGCGTCTGTTGGCTGAACGAACTTCCGGCATCCGCCGGGAGAGTACCAGGGCGGTCTTGTACTTCCTCTCGCCGCTCTGACTGACCCTTGACTTGGCCCGGCTCACGCCGGGCCTTTTTCATTTGACGATGGTCAAGTTGACCCTGCTCGGATCGGGGGCCGCCTCCGTCAGATTGCGCAATTCCGAGTCGGTCTTGCGCAGCATGTCGGGCGCGCAGAAAACGCGCTTGGGCGCCATGTTAAGCGCGCTCTTAATCCGCCCCCGATCTTTCCATCCGGCCTCGGCCAGCGCGTGCAGCAGCGCCTGGAGGTGCAGCTTCTTGCCGTCCGGGGCCGACCCTTGCAGGCGGTCCACCAGAGCGTGCAGCGGCGCGGCGACGGCGCCCACCGCAAATTCGCCGCGGCGCTGGCGTATCATCTCGACGAGGAAACCTTCCGACATGCTCATACCGTCTTCGACCATGTTCAACTTCCACTCGGTCAACGGCGGCGCCGCAGCCGGGTTGAACTTCGACACGTCGCGCGCCATCAGCCATGCGCCGACAGCATCGTAGCCGCCGTCTTCGTACCAAGCCCAGAGCCGCGTTGCGTCGGCCTCGGGCATACGTCCGTTGGGCGACCAAACACAAAACCAACGGCGATCTTGCGATGGCAGCGAGATCGGCACGGGATCATTGGTAAACGCCAGCACGGCCAGCCGGTTTAGCGTTTCGTAAGGATGCTGGCCCTTGCGGTTGACGAGCAGCGTCTCGGGCGGCGCGGCGATAATCGGCTTCATCCGGTTCGCCAGCGCGCGGCGCTGCACCGCTTCGGGCTCTTTCAGTTCGTTGAGCAGCAAAATTTCCGACTCAAGATGGTAGCCCCACTGGCCGCTCATCGTGTCGTTGTCCAGAAAGCCCCGGTTCTTCAGCGCAGGCCCGCATACGGACCAGATGTAAGGCGCCCACATCGTGTCCTTGCCGCAGCCTTCAACGCCGCCGTGCAAGACCGCGTGGTTAATCTTGACCTTGGGGTTCTTGATTTTGAACGCCATCACGTCAAGGCAGTGCGCCAGTTCGGCGGCGTCCGGCACGATGGTCCGGCAATGGTCCAGCCACGGCGCCACGTCGCGGCCCTTGTGGTTGTCGGTGTGCGGTCGGGCGTTGATCCACTTGTTGCCGTAGACATCGCCGTCGCGCGTCACCAGAACGCCCTCGCCCGGCGCGTATATGACGCCGGCGAATATGGGCGCCCCGTTAAGCTGCCGCGTCTCGTCGAAGCATGTCGCGGCCTCGATGCGCCGCCCGTTGTGGACTGATTGGCAGGCGATGTGCCGGTATATCGCGTTGAACGCATTGCGGGAGTACATCTTGCGATATTTCATATCGAAATAAGAGTCGTCGGACAGCAGGTAGGCGAAGCGTTCATACCAGTCGGCCTTGTCCAGTCGCCCGATTTCTTTGCGCTCGACTTCCTGGACGATTGCGGCGGCCGCGTCAGGGTACGCCGCAGTGGGGCGCAGCTTCGACATGGCGGCGTTCATGTGCGCCGATAGCAGTTCGTCGCGCAGGCCCGGCGTCACGGTCGGCCCACCGTTATCGGCTACCCACTTCAGGAAGGTCTTGCTATCTAGGTCTTGGCAGTGCCCGTGGTAGCAGCAGAACGAGCGGTCGAGCGGCTTGTAACGCGCCTCGGTGTTGCCGTCGCTATGCTCGGCGTGGTTTGGGCAGACGATGCCCATCCAGCCGTCGCTGTTGGCGGCGCTGCGGACCATGCCGTGCTGGTTCATCCACGCCAACACCGTGTCGCCGCCCGTGTCGCGTAACGTAAATGTGATGCGGTGGTCTTCGCTGGCCTCGGCGGGCGTCACGCCGTGGGCTTTTGCGATTTGTTCCGGCGTGTACTCGTGTTCGGGGCTGAACGACATGAGGCGGGCGATGAAGGCGTCCTTGCCCGGCTTGAAGTTAGGCGAGCCCGGCAGGCGACAATTGCGCACGGGGTTGCCCGCGCCCTTGTCGGCGTAGCCCGCCTCGGCCATCGCGTTGAACAGCGCGACGTGTTCGCCTTTCTTCGGCTGGTCCGCATAGGCGTAGTACCATTGATAATTCCCGGCGCTCGTCTCGACGACCCACGTCGGCGGCAACAGCGGTTCCTTCGACTTGGTGCCAATGTCGTCGAGCATCAGGAACAGCGTGTGTTCCATATGCGCCGACATTGCGCGCGGTTTGCCGTCCTTGAAGCGGTCTATGATGAAAGAGCCCGCGTTGATGTACCAAGCTTCACCTTCCCGCCGGCAGTGCGTCGGCAGGAACGCCGGGTAGGTGAACGCGAGCATACCGTCCGCGTGGCGCTGGTGTTCGCCATTGCGCATGACCGGCGTCTGCCGGACGATCAGCGCCGTCTCGCCCTCGTTGGCGGCGGCAAGCCCTACGATATAATCAAGCAGTTCCATCGTGTCCCCCTTAACCTTTGCCATATCGCTGCATCGTGTGGATCTCGACGCCCAGCGGCAGACCGCCGGCCCAGTTGGCCGGTGTGCACATGATCCGCTTCATCGCTTCCTGCGCCGCGTCCGGGTCCGCTGTCTCCACCACGATCTCGTCATGGACATGCAGCACGACTTCGTGGCCTTCGCGCTCCAGTTGATTGAGCGAATGGCGCAGGATGTCGTTGGCCGCAGCTTGCGTGACGTTCTCGCACGCCAGCCCGCTCCAGAGTCGGGCGCGCGGCCATTCCGAAGCATCTGCGGATGGTTTCCATGAGGCTTTCGCGTAGGTGATTTCGCCGTCGTCAAACCGGGCGAAGGGGTAGCAAAGGACACGACCTGAAGGTAAAGCATACCAAAGATGCTGCCCATCGAACAAGTAGGTTACGCGCCCGGCGCTAAATTCGTGGCCTTTATTGCGCATAGCGCGCGTATATGCTTTCTCTAGTGTCTCCCACCACGGCAAGGCCCAAGGGTTAGCTTTGCGCCAGCCCGCAACCATACGCTTTGCGACCGGCTCGGGCAGGTTGATGCCGTAAATTTTACCCATCGACGCAAACGCGCCGACGCTGCCGCCGAAACCACATGCAAGTTCTTGCACCTTTCCGACTTGGCGCTGGTCGCCGGTCACGTCATTATATGTGCCGCCAAACGTCGCGCGCGCGTTGACCTTGTATGGGTCGAGGCCGGACCTGAAGACGTTGAGCTTGGCGTCGCCGTGCTGCGACGCCGTTAACCACGGGTTGACGCGGCCCTCGATGCTGGACCAGTCGGCCACTACCAGATGCTTGCCCTTGTTCGGCAGCATCATGGGCCGCAGCATCCCCTTCAAGACGTCGGTGACGCGCTTGCCGTGCGCCGGGACTATCTGGTGTCCGCGCACCATCGCGTGACGCACCGCTTCAGGGTCCGCAGCGCATTTGCGAGGATAATTGTGAACCTGTAGACCGAACGCCGAAGCACGCCCGGTGGCGCTGCCTCCTGCGAACACGAAAGCGCCTCGGACTCTTCGATCTTCCGTATCAGCAAGCGCAGATGCACGGCTGAATTTAGCGACCGATGAGGCCCATAGGTCGTCTGCGCATTGGATGACTTCGGCAACGTCGGGGGGCACTTCATCTGCGTTCTCCTGCGCCAGAACTAGCAAGTTTGCGCGCACGCTCTTGTCGATGCTGAACTTCTCAACGTCGCCCTTGTGCAGCGTCATCAGCTTCAGCGCCTCGGGCCCGACGCGCGCGCGGACCCAATCACGCATCTTGGGGGACCGGACGCTGGTGATGACGCCCTGCGTAACTTCACGGACGATCTGCTGTATCTCGACCAGTTCGGCCTGCGCATAGTTGACCGCCGCGCGGCACAGGTCAACATCGACGCGCACGCCCCGATCATTGATCTTCTCGTTGACGTGGTAGGCGTGCAGCTCGTCGTCTGACAGCTCGCGCTGCGTCTGGCTGATCGCCCGCATGGCGCGCACGTCCTGCTCGCAATAGGCGACCATCTCGGCCATGAGCGTCGGGTCGTCGTTGAACGTCCCGTCAGCGCGAGGGATCGACAGCGCGCGGATGAGCGCGCCGCCCCGGTGGTCTTTCTTCATCGACGCGCCGGCGAAGCGGCCCACGTCCTCCAGCGAGCCGGGAGCGCAGTTGGCGCGCGCTTGTGCTGCGGTGCAGTAGAACTGCTCCAGCGCGGGCTCGCGGATGCGAAGGCCGGGGGACAAGACGTACCAGAAGATCAGTCTTTCAAAGGCGGCGTTGTGCGCCCTGATCTGGCCGGTATGGTTTCGGATGCGTAACGGAAATGGCTGGCCGGGTAGCCATGTCACGACCGGCTCGTCATCGAACGCCCACGACATGCACAGGACCGTCGTGCTGGCGTCCTGCGCGTAATTATAGACGCCGGCGGCCTTCAGGTCGCAGCGACTGCGCGTCTCAAAATCACACCAGAGGGCGGACATGCCGTTGCCTCCGTGTTCGGGCCGCTTTTCTTAGCCCCGTCAGGCGCGCGGGCGTCAACACCCAGGGGCCGTGAGCGACCTCTGCGCAGCGCATAACATAGCTGCGCGTAGCCCAACGCAGGTTGCTCAATCTGTTGTCCGCAGGGTCGCCGGTTACATGGAAGCAAACGTGTTTTGGCGGGCAAGGTCCAACAAAAGTCATTAGCACGAGCTTATGCACGGTATATTTGCGGGTCTTTCCTAGCGTCACAGTAAAGTGCCCGTTCGAGGAGCGCCCGGGTCTTAAGGTTCGCCCGTTCTGAAACCGCGCGCCCGCGACGCTCTTGTGCCCCGTACCGTAGTTTACTGTGCGGGAGAGCGACCGCACGTTTCCGGCGTCGCTAACCTGATACCGGCCTTCATAGCCGGGGATGTCTTTCCAGATTTCCATTGTAGTACCCCATAAAAATGCGCCCGCCGGAGCCCTAACTCCAGCGGGCGCGCTCACCACTTAGACGCTGCGACGACGACGACGCGGCGCTTCCTCCGTGGGAGCCTCTGCCGCTACAGGGGAGACATCTGCGGCAGGCTCGGCGGCCGGGCCTTCCATACCCATCCACGACTTGACGTCGAAGAGCGGCACAATGACCTTGCCATATGCTTTATGCTGGTAGCTGTCCTTTTTCAACTCGACGATCGGCACAACGTCAAGCAAACCCTTTTTGGCCCGCTCACCGATGTCTTCTGCAAGCTTCGCGAGCGCCTTCTTGCCGCCCGTAGACGTGAAGGCGCAGCGCGCTTCCATGCCCACGTCTTCACCGCTGACGCACTTCAGGGAACAGCCCAATTGCAGTTGCCATCCGTTCGTTGCGTGCTGCGGCGACGGCCCAGTCTCGGGCAGGGGGTCGAAAAGGGAAGCCAAGACCTCACCTAAAACAGTGCCTTTAGCTGGCGTCTTGTCGCCACCCCACGCAATGTGGCCATGCACGAACGAATAGGGGTTGACTGCCCAAGTCGAGCCGTCTTCCACTTCCGTTTGGTCCGCGCCAAATATCCAGCAGCCGGTCTTGTCCATCTTGAGAATGACGGTTCCGCCAGCGCCCCCAACTTCTTCAGTGAGTTTGGAAAGAGACGTGGCGAGATCGGCTACTGCGGGAAGTCTAACATTTGCGAAAATCAATGCGTTGCTCATGGTCTGTCCTTTCTAGATTAGACTTTTCAGGTTACTAAGGGCCGCCTGCAATTGCAGGCTGCCGTGCATCACGGAAGGCCGGGGATCACTCTCCGGGGCCAACGTGTTGCCCGATGAGATGGCGACGACCAGATTGCCGGGCAGGTCGATCTTGCGCTTTTTCAGCACCTTCTCGGCCTGCGCGGGCGAAACCAACTTCGTCACCATCAATTCTTCCGGCGTCAGGAAGTCGCTGAGCGTATCCTTCGCCTGATCTTCGTCAACCCACTGCCGCGTGGCGCGCTTGGGCACCAGCTTGAAGCCCGGCACGGGCAGGCCCTGCTCCAGCAGTTGATGCGCCAGCGCGCGCACGTCCTTGATCCAGTTCTCCAGCACGTCGGCGTCGCGCACGGCTGCGGCAAGATTGTCGGCGTCAAGTGCTTTCAACGATGTTTGGAGCGCCCGCATAACGCCGCCCGACAGGATCGGGCAGATCGGCTTGGCGGCGCACCAACGGCAATGATCGCCCGCCGCGAACGGCGCTTCGGGACGCGACGCCGTCTTGACAGCCGCGAACAACTGCTTCTCGAACTTGGCGACGCGGGCGGGCGTCGTCACCCACCGCTTGACAAACGGCGGCTGGACAATAACGCACTCGATCTCGGCAACGCCATCGAACGCCCACGCCGTTTCGGGCGTGCGCATGGCGGCGGCGGCGTAGAATAGCGCCTGCGCGTTCTCTTCGACCTCGACGACCACGCCGTCGCCAAACTTCCAGTCAAGCACAATCGCGCGGTTGCCGATGCGCCCGATCACGTCGGCGCTGCCGAACACGCCGGGCAGGGCCTCACCGAAGCCGACGACCTTCTCGACGCAAATGTCCATGACGCCTTCCGGGTCAATCTCGACGAGCGCCGCGAGCGCCGGGACGATCTTCTCGTCGTACAGTTCTTGGGTGAGTTCGATGCCTTGGTATTCGTTGCCGATCACGTCGGTTGGCAGCGCGTCGCTGCTGAGGATAGACGCCATCGCATCGTGCAACAGCGTGCCTGTGTCTGCGTAAACGCTGGATGGCTTGGCGGGCATCTTGCGGACCAACTGCACCGAACCGGGGCACGCGATAACCCGCTTCGCCGTCGAACCACCAACAATATCTGAGTGGTCAGCCATCGTATTTTACTCCCTGTGTTTCTTTTACGTTTGATATGCCGATGCGGGGGCGCCGATACCGAGCGTCAGGGTGTGCGCGGAAGTAATCCTTCAGGACATCAGATACTATCTGGGCCATATCCTCGGGGATTATCTCTCCGCAGGGCAAATCCCGCAGTCGAACGCGGACTTGCAGGGTAAAATCTACGCGCAGGGCCATATGTTCGGCGTGCTGCTGTAGCCAGAACGCGCTCGCTTTCTCTTTAGCCTCAACCGCTGCTTGACGCGCCGCAAGCTGGCTTTCCAGTCGAGCGGCAAGCGATTTAACCTGCTCTATTGTGCGGAGGTGCGTTCCTTTTGGTGCGCGGTCGCCCACTGTCCTTAAGTTGTACACCGTTTCGCATTTCGCGGCTCGAACCAGACGCACACCAGCGTCTGTCAGGCCTAAGTCTTTGAGTTCCTTATCGCAGAGCATTTCACTGTACCTTTCGTTTACTGGATTGCAGAAACACCCTAGCGTAAAACATTCTGTGGTGCTACAACTATCTTCATGCTTGAGAAAGAAATCGAAAAATATTTTGTCTGGTCCGTCGAACGCCTCGGCGGCAAGACGTTCAAGTTCCGCTCGCCGCAGCAACGCGGCGTAGCGGATCGCATCGCCTGCCTGCCGGACGGCTCGACGTGGTTCGTGGAGCTGAAGCGCCCCAAGGGCGGCAGGCTCGCGCCGCTCCAGAAGCTGCACGCCGACGAGCTGAAGGCGCTGCGGCAGAACTACGCTCTGTTATGGTCAATTAAGGAGATCGACGAATGGATAGCAAACCTGAAGTGAAGAGCCCGCAGGCGTTCCCCGTAGCTACGCACGCCGTGGTGCGCCCCGGCATGACGCTGCGCGACTATTTTGCGGGGCAGGCGCTGCAAGGGATGTACAGCAACGCATCTTTTGACGACGTAATCAAACAAGTCCTTGCGGTGCAAGTCCTTGCGATGGTCGCTTACGAGCAGGCGGACGCCATGATGAAGGCGCGGGGCGATGGCTGACGCTTACTATAACGCGATCGTCCCGCAAGTCGCCGCAGAAGTCGTAGGAGCCTTCCTTGACGCTCGCCCTTAGAGAATATCAGGACGCCGCCGCCGACTTCCTCTACGAACATGATCGCGCGATGGTGTTGGCGGCCGTGGGCGCTGGCAAGACGGCCCTGACGCTGACGGCCATGCGGCAGATGCTGCTCGACGGGCACACACGGCGCTGGCTGGTGCTGGCGCCCAAGCGCGTCTGCACCGACGTCTGGCCGGTCGAAGGCCCCAAATGGACGCCCGACCTGCCGCTTGTCGTGGCGGTCGGCTCGCCGCAAGCCCGCGCGCGCGCCTTCAACAGCAACGCCAAGGTGGTCGTCACCAACTACGACAACATCCAGTCGCTGCCCGACCTGTCGTCGTTTGACGGCATCGTATTTGACGAACTAACGCGGCTCAAGAACCCGTCCGGCAAACGCTTCAAGGCGTTGCTCGACCAGCTCGACCGCTTCCGGTTCCGCTGGGGCCTGACCGGCTCGTTCACATCGAACGGGCTGGAGGATGTCTTCGGCCAGTGCAAGGTGATCGACCAAACACTGCTGGGCCGCGCCAAGGGCGCGTTCCTGCAGAAGTATTTTGTCTGCATCAACCGCGACTTTGGTGAGTGGGCGCCACGGCGCGGCGCGCTGGAGCAGGTCATGGCGGACATCCGCCCGGCGACGTTTGTGCTGGAGCCCGGCGAGTACGCCGACAAGCTGCCGCCGCTGCACACGGTCGAGATGCGCTGCGACATGCCCGACCGCGCACCCTACGAGAAGATGAAGAAAGACCTGCTGGTCGAGCTGGGCGACGCGACGATCACGGCCATGAACGCGGCAGCCATGACAAACAAGCTGCAACAGATGGCGTCCGGCTTCGTCTACAGCACCGTCTCGACGCCCAGCGCGGCTCCCGGCAAGTTCGACGTGCGCCAGACGCCGCACTGGTTATCGACGCACAAGTTCGATCTGCTGGACGACATCCTATCCGAGAACCAGCACGCCAACACCATCGTCGTCTACAACTACAAGGAAGAACTGGCCGAGCTACAGCGCCAATACCCGAAGGCGCAGACCATCGACAGCCCGAACGCCGTGGAACGGTGGAACGCGGGCAAGATCGAACTGCTGCTGATCCACCCCAAGAGCGCCGGCCACGGGCTTAACCTTCAGTATGGGGGCAACAAAATAATTTTTGTCTCGCTGCCGTGGTCGCTGGAGCTGTTCGAGCAGACAATCGGGCGGCTGCACCGGGGAGGGCAGTTACATGAGGTCTGGTGTTATCTGCTGATCTGTAATAAGACTATTGACGAGCGCATACTTCTGGCGTTGCGGGATAAGCGCGCCATATCGGACATAGCAATTGCGGAGCTTAAAGATGGCTGATGAGTTTAGCTGGAGGTCGTTGAACGACCGCTTACACAGCATGACCGAGACGGAGGTCCAGGCGCTGCTGGCGCGGGAGCAGGCCCGCCAGCCCTCGCCGCGATCGACCGTCCTAACGCGGCTGCACCAACGCTACACGGCGCTGCGGGCAACGCGGGAGCGCAAAGAGTTGGTCGGCTAGGTCATTGCGCCTCGTATTAACTAGGTTGCTTCTGACGAGTAAATCTGCGTTGTCAGCGGGAGCGAAGGCCAAAACGGTGTCTTGTCGGTAAAGCTGGCGTCGGTGAACAAGACGCGGTTCGTCGGTTGGATCGTCAACCGCCCTTTGCGCGTTTGCAGAAACATAAATTCTTTATCTTGGCTGGGTTCTGCCGTGTAGGCGTCGCCAATGGGGACAGCGGTAAACAGATACTCGCACGGCACGTCTTCGCCGTTAATGCGCGCGACGGCATCAAGGCCGTCAAGAAAGTCGTACACCAACACGGAAAACTGATTGCCGTAGCAGTCCCACAATTGGGCTTGTTCAATTGTCCAATCGGGGGCGTCTTCACAGAACGCTATCGCGTGTGGCGGAAGATTTCGGTATACCGCGCCGCTCTGCAACATGACGGTGCAGCCCCATGCGCGCCCAGGGTGCGCGTGCAGCCCAAACCAGACAGCCGAAACACGGCCCTCTACGCCGACGAACGACCCATCGACTTGGACGTATTGGTGTCTAGGAATTGAACCTGAAGCCGTAAATAGCATTTTAGCTCTTGCACCACGCCTGCCGCCGCGCGTTGCTCAGCTTGACGCCTTCGATGGTCTGGGGCGTATCTTTGGACGACCATGAGATAGGCGTCCAAACGATACACTCAGTCCCGCTTGTGCCCATCGTCGTTGAGCAGCTCGCCACGAGCAATCCGCTCACGAGCGCGGCGGTCAGCTTCCATGGCAGACCGCAGGCGTATGATCGCTTCAATGTTCAACTCCTGTATGACTTCAGCCCGCGCCTTGCGTTCGGCAAGCCAAATGACGCCAAAGAACACGCCGGTAATGGCGAGTATGGCGCCACCAATGGCAAGAGCCTCGGTCATTTCACGGCCTTACGCGATGCGTAGATTGTCCAGCCGGTCGTGCCGAGCGTCAGTAGCGCGCCCGACAGAGCGGCCCAGTTTTCCTCACCGACGTAGCGGGTGGCGACGATCGCGCCGACAACCTGGAGGGCTGTGCGGAACAGGCGTTCGAACATGTCTTTATCGATACCCATTGTGATCTCCTTACCAGTACTTAGGAAGATCGCGGATGACACCGCAACCAGTTAGGGCGAAGGGGAGAAGCAGGATGATTAGCTTCACGGGTACGCCTTCCTGTCAAGTTCGAAATGCGGCCCGTCTCGGAATGACTTCCAGTCGCCACCCCAGGTGATCGGCACGCCCAAGTCCTTTGCAGCAGCTTTGACCCGAACTGCGATAGCAGCATAAAGCGGCCAGTCCCACCGCACCTCGCCGTTGACCACGGCGGCAACGTCGATGGCGTGACCCGTGATGTGGCGGCTGTTCATCGTGCGGGACGCGCCCGCCTTGACGAGCTGCGCCTGCCGCGCCTTGGTGCGCAACCCCTCGGTAACGACGAAACCGCCCGCCTTAGCAGCGCGGCGGATCACTTTGACGAGGTCGGGGTGCACGCCGATCAGGTTGCGTTCGCTGCGAGCGTCGATCACGACTTGTCCGCCTTTCCGTCCAGCTTGTCGTAGATGCGCTGGACCATAGTTTCAATGTGCTTCATCGTGATGTTGAAGTCGTCTTTTGTGACGTAGCTTTTTGGCAAGTCCACCTCGATCTCGTGCAGGTCCTCCTTGAGGCGCTGCACGCTCTCCCAGATGACACGCGCCCACCAGCCGATACCCGCCAAGATGATGCCGCCGCCGATGTTGATAAGTGTCTGCTGGTCCATGATTAGCGCGCCATCGCGTTCTGGTTTTCTTGACTTGACATGCTGTTGACCGCAGTTGCGCCGCGCGCCGCGCGCTCTACGCCAACCGGGATGGTCAGCGGGCGCGGGGGTTGCTTCACGGCCGGCGTCGCCGCTTTGACTTTGGCCGCCGCTTCCAACGCGGGGATCAGCGAGTCGGGGTCTTTGACCATCTTGTCAAACAGTATGGCGGCTACGCGGCGGTCTTGAAAATCTAAAATGCTCCTGAATACAGATTTAGCCGCCGTAATCACAGGCGTCATAAAGCCCGGTATCCGGTTTGGCGCCGCGCCCGCTTCAAGCGCCGCTTCTGTTGAACCTTTGCCCGCCGCTTTGTTTTTCGGCGTGCCCAACTCGGTAACCGCCTTTGCTCGCGCCAAGTCGTCTACAACAACTTTCAAACTGGTCAGTTGTCCGGCCGTGAGGTTGTCGGGAATTGTTACCGGCATGGAAACACTAGTTTTAGGGGCCTGCGACAGGACATCCAGAAAGTCCTTTTGCAAGTTGGCAAGCTCGACCAGGTCGCCGTAAGTCTTAGCCCCTGCCTTACCCATACCAATCTTGATGGCCTTCTCGTTCTTGGTCAGATAATCCAACGCCCCCGCCGCGTCGCCGCGCTCAAGATCCGACGTAGCGCGGTTGGTCAGCTCGTCAGACAGCGCCGTGCGAGCGGTAGGCGTTAAGCGGTCGCGGACAGATGTCATGTTACTGGGCGACTTAAGCGCCAGATCGACAACCTCGTCGGCGGACTTGGCCGCGCTAAACTTGGACGCCTCTTTTGTCAGCGCCTCCGTCGCGCGCTGCACGGCAGCCGCATCCCGGCGCACCATCTCCATCGTCTCGCGCACGTTCAGCCCAGCGGCCTCTAGTATGTCGAGTTCGCGGGCTTTATCGGCCTCAAACTTGGCGGCTCTCTTGGGGTCAACAGCGCGCGTTGTCGGATTGACAATGTCCTGACGGTACAAGTCAAGGATGCCCTGTTGCAGGGACTGCAACGCGCGTGGGTCGTCCTTGAACGTGAGGACGAACTGCTCTGCGGCCTCTTCAGTTTTAATGAACGCCTCAACTTGCTGGCTAGGCAGCGTGCGGGGCTGGTTATACGAACCAGATGTCAACATTTTGCCCGTCTCTCCAGTGCGGTACATGGGTATTTGCACTTCGCTGACGCGGCGGTCGGCCTCAAGCAGCGCATCTTTGGCCGCCTTCGGTACGGAAGACACCTCCAAAGCCGCGTCCATTTCCCGGATCACGGCTTGCAGCGAGCTAGCCCGCGTCGGGTCGGTGCGAGCCGCATCACGCTTCTGCTTTCGCAGCGCCGCACGAACTGCTTGAAAGTCTTCCAACGACACGACGCGCGGTCCAGCGTCTGGACCGGCCTCTAGGCGCAGCATGTTACGCACGCCCGGCGATACCTTGGTGGGGTCAACAATCGCACCAATGTCCCTTACAAAGCGTTCCGCTGTCGCTAACGGCCGCCCCAAATCAATAAGCGGCGCGTCGCCCGCAATGTCGAAGGCTTCTCGATAGCCGGGCCGGATGTATTCTTTCTTGAGTTGCTCGGAACGCTCCGCTCCGCGCGTCTGGATTTCGCCCCCCACGTCCGCTTGCCGAACGGTCGGCAGCGGCTGGGCAACGCCCTGCGCCGTGTTGGCGAGCGTGGCCTGCTCGTCGGCCAAACCGCGCATGAGCGTGTCGCGCACTTGCCGAAGCTGCGACAGATCGGCGGGCGCCAGTGACGCCGCTTGCGTCTGGATTTGCTGCTCAACACGCGCCAACTGTTGCTGGATAGCCGACTGCTGTTCCAGCTCTCGACCGCGCATCTGTAGGCCAACTTTTGGCGACGCTCCAGCAAGCCCTTGCTCCAACGACGCCACGCCAAGGCTTGGCACGCCACCCTCAACAAGACGCTCGCTGACCGACATTGCCGGTGCGCCGGGCGTTACGAAAGCGTTCTGGGTCGCGCGCAGGGCCGCTGCCGTAGCGCCGGGGTCTTCGGCTGCCCGAACAAACTGGTTTACGGCTACAGCGCCGGGGTCTACATACGGCCTCAACGCGCCCGTAAGGCCTTCGCGAAAGTTTGGTATGTTTTCGGCTGCCGAACGCAACGCGTTGACGCTGCCGACGCCCGTGCGGAGCGCGATCATGGTGGGGTCCACTTGCGTCGCTACGCGCCCGAAAGCGTTCGAGACTGTGGGCGCCGCCCGCAAGGTCGCGAACTGACCGCCGGTCAGCAGCGTGGCGAGATCGCCCGCTACCTCAAACGGGTCATCGGCCACTGAATTTTTGATAGCTTCCCAACTACCATATCTTTTAGCTACCGCTCCGCCAAATGCTTGCGCGGTGTCGGTGATCCGCTTTGTCGTTTCTGGGCTATCAAACTGATCCAGAAACTTAAACACTTGTTCAGGCAGTGCTTTTTGCGCGCCCGCCCGCAGGCCGCCCGCGAGAGTGTCGCCCACGCCCTTGATGATGGCTCCGCCCGTAGAAACGGGCTTGGTGGCAATCATCAAACCGGCCTGCGCTAAGTTACCCGCAAACTTGGCGGCGCTGGCGGGTGCGCTGGCGAGAGCGCGGCCCGGCACGTCGGCCAGATCAATCGACGGCTTCTCCAAGACGCCCCCGAACTCCTTGGCAATCGCCGCGAAGTCTCCACCTGCTCGCGCAGGGGAACCCTCAAGGGTGCCCCCGAACTCCTTGACGACAGCACTAAAGTCCATTACTGGCCCCCATTATAGCGAGCCCAGGCTTTGTCGGCCGTTTCTTTGTCCTTGAACCGGGCTATTTCACCTGCGGGACCAACGATAGTCAGGTCGTTTTGGCGTGTCGCTTGGGCGCCCACGCGCTTTTCTGTCACGTCGGCGGGCAAATCCTCACCGTACTCACGCTTGTACGCTTCCAATATGCGCTGCTTCGCCAGCGCCAAGTCAGACTTGTACTTGAGCGCTTGCTTGTCAAAATCCGCTGTGTCCTGAAGTTGTGAGAGCGCCGCACGGCTATCCTGTAGGCGTGTACCTTCGGCGTTCGACACGCTGCCGAGCCCACTACCTGCGGGGCTGCTTTTGCGTAGTTCTTGCAACGCTTCAAGCCCTGCGCCAGCTTTCATCTTGTCTATGTTTGCTTGCGCTCCCTGCACGCTCCCCAACAGACCCGTGGGGCTATACGTACGCCCCGCAACAGGCCCGGTAGCAAGATACCGTCCGACAGGCCGACCCATGAGTTCGTCGATCTCACGGATTTGCGCGTCGAGACTATCAATCGACGCCCGCGCCGCCGACTGCACGGCGGGCATTGTTTCGACTTTCTTGGCAACACGCTCTTGGTCCTTCTTAGTGGCGTCAAGCGCCGCCGCGCGCGCGGCTTCTCGATCCTTTTGCGCCTGCAACACTTCTTCTGCGTTCGTCGAGGGGGTCATAGCGTTCGCGGGCGGCTGCGTCTGCGGGGGGATCATAGCGTTCGGCGGCGGCGCACCAGACGCCATAAGTCCAGGTGCGAACCGCTGCCCTGCCTGCTGCATCTGCGCTAGACGTGTTGGGTTTACCGGGTAGGACGGCACGCCAGTCGCATCAGCTTGCGGGCCACCGGGCACGGGCACGGGGCCAAGCGGAGCGGGGGGTAAGATATTGACCGTTCGTAGATCGCCGGAGGGCAGTACGAGGCGCGGGACGCCACCAACATTTTCAAATCTGGTTTTAGCCGCCTCAATCGACTGCGTGGCGTTCATCATAATGCCGCGCACGGCCTCATCGCCCGGAAATTCCTCCGGCAGATTAGTGGCCCCCATCGTCTCCGCAAACCGGGTGCGCCAAGACTTGTAGGCATCTGCGGGGTTGGCGGACGCCAAGACGCCCGGCAGTTCGTCACGAAACCGCGCCGCCGCAGCCACCTTGCGCTGTTCACCGGACAGTTCGCCCGCAAGCGTCGATGACCTGCCCGCTCGGTCGTCGGCGTTGGCGCGCGCCAACGACGCGACGACTGTCGGGCCGGCCTTGGGCGCCACACCGATGATCTTACGAAACGTCTCGGGGTTGGATGTGTCGAGATTGGGGTCGGACAGCAGCTCGCGCAGGGCGTTCTTCTCCTGCGTCTCGCGGCGAGCTTCGTTCATCTGGTTAAACAGCATGACCTGTTGCAGCATGTTCTGCGGCTGGATCGGCTGAACCTGCGGAACCTGCATACCATAATCTATAGCCATTATCGCTACCTCAGAAGTATGCGCCGAACATTAAGGGTTTGGTCGGTTCATCAGGTTATACATCATAAAGTTGTTGCTCACCCCCTGAAGGGCGTTATTCAGCGCCGTGGACTGGTTTATGTAGCTTGACGCCTTCGCCGCGCCTTGGGCTACGGCGGCCTGCCCAAGCCCCTGTCCAAGCTGCCCTGCTGCGCCGGTCAACAAGCTAGCCGAGGTCTGACCGCCACCCATCAAGCTTTGAAGCGGGTTGAGCCGCGCTTGCCGCTCAATCTGGTAGCGGTTGAAAGCGTTCTGATATTCTCCCGCCGCCGTGTCCTGGCCAAACCGGGTAATGCCTTTTAAGGTCGAACCGGACAATAGGCCACCTCTGGCCGCCGCCGAACGCTCAAGAGCTTTCATGCCTTCCGACATGCGGAACGCATATCCGGGGTCGGCGTTGAATTGGTCCATGCCGAACGCCTTGGTGGCGCTTCCAAAGTTGGGGTCGTTTGGATCGACGGAATAATTGTATTGCGGGATAGACCCGTCGTTCTGGTTTTGGTTAGCGCCCTGCCTCATGATGCGCCCCTGCGCGTCGATAGGCCGTCCAAATGAGTCATACCGCTGCGGAGGCCCCGCAGCCATTGACTGAGGTTGGATGCCAAGCAAAGTCAGAAGCTGGTTCTGCGCGGCCAGACCGGCGTTGCGGAATGGCTCCTGTAGCTGGACTTGCTTGTTAAACGCCTCTCTTTGCGCATCTGCCGATTGCGCGGCGGCGGCGGTCTGCGCTTTCGCGGCTTTGCCTGCGGCGGAAGACGACCCAATTGCGCCGGCCACGCCGCCAATTCCGGCCGCGATGCCGCCGATAGCTGCGGCAGAAAGACCAAAAGTCATGACAACCTCTCAGGCTGCGGGCCGCTGACGGCCAGTTGACGGTTCTCGGCCCCGCCGAGCAGTTCCAATGACGTTGACTCTGTAAGTTCCGACACGAGCTTATCAGGGTCTGTCTCGTTTGTCGCGTGGATCGTCATCACAATTGAGTCTTCCATTGCGTATCCGGCCCGCTTGATGCCTGCGGGCGACAGAAGCGTCGCGGGGGCAACAACTTCCGTCCCGCTGCCACCATTGACGAGCAGCAACCGCCCCTTGACGAGCAGGGTAAGGTGTTCGGTCTTGTGAACCGCCCCAGTAAGCATGACGCCCGCGGGAATGAACATCTCGCGCATGTAAACGCCCGGCGCGAAGTGGTGCGTGATCGGACAGTCAACCTGCGGCAGCGTCTCAAGAAGGCGTTCGGCTTTCTCGACCTTGAGGCGTTCGCGCTCAAAAGGACCATACGTGACGCTGCTAACCGTAATGGGATTAAACTCACCATACATGCCCGGCGCAAAGTGGTGCGTGGCCGGGCAGTCAGCCTGCGGCTGCTCCAGAAAGGCGGCTTCGACTTGATCGGCAAGGGTCATTACCAGTTTCCGAAAATTACAACGTAGACAGCGGCAGAGTCTACTTGCGCGCGCGTATTATTGAAATCGTTGACTTCAACATCAAATACGGTTGTTGACTTGGTGCCGCCATTCACGGGGCTTAGAAGGCCCGCCCTAGCACCAGGAGAGGTTGCATTTCCAATGATGCAATAGTTTGTATCAATCATGGCGTTGGATAGTGTGATCCGATAGTACCCTACGCTCACGCGGGTAATTGACGTCACATTATAGGACGCCAAAATAGTCGCCGTCGAACCGTTAAAGCTAACCCATGCCGCCGCTGCGGGGTTGGTTGACCATGAAACTGCCGTGCCGTTGGTCGTTAGCACCTCGCGAGCGTTGCCCGTCTGGGATGGTATTTCAACCGGCGCAGCAGTTGAAGACCACGTTGTGCCGTCGCTGGTCAGGAGGTTGCCGGACGTGCCGGGGGCAACCAGCGCCGCCGCTGATGTGCCGTTGCCCAGCAGGACGTTGTTGAGTGTCAGCGTTGCGAGCCCCGTGCCGCCGCTGGCGACCGGCAGCGGCGTTGTCAGGCCGCTGATCGTGCCGCCCGAGACGGTGGCGTTCGTAACCGAGCCACCTATCACAAGGTTGTTCAACAACTGGAACCGCGTGCCGTCGTACTCAATCAGGGCCAGCTTGCCCACTTGAATGTCGCCCGCTGACAACGCCGTGCCGTTGTTCTTGCTGATCGCTTGGGCCGTCAGGCCGTCGATAGACAGGGTAACTGCGGTGGTGTTGGTGTTCGCGGGGATGAAGCTGTAGGTCGCGCCCGTGGCGTAGGACGTGACCGTTGGTGTGCCCGTGGCCGCGATCGTGTTCGTGCCCGTTACGCCCGTCAGAATGCTGTACAAGCTGAACGGGTCATTGATCGAGGGGATGTTATCGTAGGTGCCGACAAGGACCGCCGCCGACGTTTGGACAATGAACTTGTAGTCAGTACCGACCTCTTGATAGACTGAGTTGGGCGCGCGCCCCGCCGAGTCCAGCACGATGGGGTTGGCGTTGGCGACGCTGCCGGCGCTCGTCGTGTAAGTCGCCTTGGGGGTTGTCGTGCCCGCAGTGTAGGTGTAGATCAGGCCGCCCGCAAGCGGGTCGCCGTTGTTGTCAAACAACTGGATGCCGACGCCACCTTGGAACGCCGAGAGGTTATAGGAGGGCATGGTCGGTCCTCACAGGATTTGCGTTACGGTCAGAACGACGCCGGGCGCCGCAGGATATGCTGGCGAGCCGCTGCTCGCAAATGTCGTAATGTCAACATAGCCTGCTTTGGACAGACCATATAGCTCAAAATAGGCCCCGGCCGCCACATCAACGTAATACGTTGCCGTCAGCGTGGCCGAACCGGACGCGGCGACCGCCGCCCGGTTGGCCGAGAAAGCCTGATCTGCACCGTTCAGCTTCAGCCAGAGGATGAAGTAGTCGGCGTTGGTCACGTCGGGATTTGACAATTGCAGCGTGGCGGTCAGGAGGTACGTGCCCGCGTTGTTCAGCGTGACGCGGTTAGCCGCCAGCGTCATGTTGCGGTTAATGCTGGTTACGGACAGCGGGACAATTGTCGGCGTATCGGCAACAAACGTCGGTGACGTGGTGTCGTAGAACCGCCCCAAGCCTAGCCCGAGCAGAGCCGACAGGCCCTCAAAAAACCGAAACCACTCCCGCGTCGTTGTCCGACTGGGATCATCGACCAGGATCGGGACGCGGGACGCGGGTAGGCGCGTGTCGCTAAGCATTAGTCGGCCTTACAGTCAATTCGGCCCCAAGAATGTTGATCTTGACTGGATCGGTGCCGGACACCTCATAGACGCGATCACGAATTTGTGTAGTGACGCCCAGCCGCCGCCAGATGACGCGGGAGCCATACGCGCCCAGCCGCCCAATTGACAGCCAGTGTTCGCTTGACCATGTGTGCCCGCCGTCGTCAGACCAGCGCAGCATGACTTTTGGGTTGGCCCCGACAGTCGGAACCGTGTCTAGGTCGAGCAGCCGGCCGTCTTCCGTGGTCAGTATTAGGCCCGCTTCCGTAAGCAAATACGTGATGTCTTCGGCGTCGTAGCCATCAAGCCCTACGCCCGTCTCGCAATCAAGTTGCAGGGCGTCGTGGATCGTGCGCTTGAGGTTGTTCTGCCCCGGCGGCAGCGCCCGCCACGAACGCAGCCACTTCTGCGGGCGGTCGTAGTCGGCGTGGACCAACAAGTCGTAAGCGTAAAGGTTGCCGTTCTGGTAATCGCCCAACACGTTCTGGTTGTTAAAGAACGTCTGGCAGTTCCCGCGCTGGCGCGTAAGATTGCCGTTAAAGAAGCCCGCACGCTCGTGCCATGCTTGCGTCGCGACATCGTAGACCCACGTCGCGTTAGCGGACGGAAAGGACAGCACGTAGAAGGCGTGGCCGTCCTGCTGGTAGGTGTACGCTACGGCGTCCGCGATGTCTTCGTATTGCTGGATGTGCCACTCGACGGCGTGCGTCGAAACGCGGGTGCCAGTGTAGCCGTTCGCCCGGTAGACGATACCCTTGCCCCGCGCGTCAGCGCCTAACCAGAATAGGGCGTTGTCAAGTTTGGCAACCGAGAACGCCGCGGCGCAGCCAATCTCGTTGAACGCGCCCTGAATGCGTTGGAGGGGGAAGTCTGCTGTACCGGCGTTATACCAAACTTCGATAGAGTTGGAGCCGAACAACCAGACTTCTGAATGGTTGGTGATCGACGACACGAGCCCGTCAGGGTCGCCCTCGGCGCTGGCGAAGTCGAGTGGATCAACAGACGTGCCGTCGTTAAGGCTCGTCACCCACATGCGTTGGCTGTCTGGCTCGATGAAGACAAAGTAGCTGTCAAGGAACGAGACGGTGGTTGCGCCGGGGAAGTCGGGGTCGGTAATCTGCGCGTAGACCGCCGTGCTGGTGTTGTAGATGTAGCTTGGGCCGCTACAGGCGATGAATATCTGCACGCCGTTGTATGCCATCGACACGGGGCCGTCGTTGGCTAACGTGCCAAGCAGCGTCGCTGCGTAGTTAGCATCGACAAGATATAGTTCGCTGCCAGAGGCGACGTAGAGAGATGCGCCCACCGCAAACAGCCCCCGGATAGGCCCGTCGCCAACCGTCGCCAGAAGCTCAAGCCCCGGCACGCGCTGGAGGAACGCAGGCTCCTTGCCTTCCTGAAGCATTTCAGGAAAGAGGTTGACCATACGGTTGTCCGCAGCGTTGACGCTGCGGGCGACGTATGCGCTGCCGAGGATCGGACTTTTCATGTCCACCCATTCTCCTTACACAGCCGCAGGTAGTCCGCAACGGTCATGTAGCCTGCATCAGTCAGGGCGCGGGCCATGTCTTGGGTCATTAGTTTGGCACCCGCAAGACGCGGAACCCAACGCCGCCGCTGTCGGCTGCGCCAAGGCTTACTGCGGCGCTGTTGTAGAGCAGCGTCGAGGGGAGATCGAAGTTTGCGGACCCAGAAACACGTGCAATTCGCAAGTTGCCAGAGCCATCTAAAGACAAAGACCAAACATTAGAGCCCGCAGCGTCAGATAGCCGAACGTGGTTTTGGCTTCCGTTAACCACATGTAAAGAGCCGTTTCCAAGCCGCGCTTGCGCTGCTATTGCATTAGTCGTGTCATCCCCAACGGCAGCCGTAACCTGCACAGTGCGCGCCTGTACGCCGCGTGTGTCGCTCCATTGACCTGTTGCGCCTGTCTCGAAAGTCGGCGGTGTGTATCCATTGTCGTAATCCAAAAACAACACGCTGTTGTCGGTGCTTGGGTACGTGAAGCTAGATGTCCCCCGCATTATTATCGGTATTGCGCCGTTAGTTGACATGCTTACAAAAATATTTGATCGAGCAACCTCCCCCGCAGAATTGCTGCCGTTAAATACAATGGCGTTTCCGGTGCCAGCCCCAGCACGAAAAGCGCGGGCGCGGATAAATAAATTGTTATCTGAGTTGTTGAGCGCGTATGCAGTACCGTTCAAAAAAGAACAGTCAAGCTGCTCGAACATATTGAGAGATGTGTTTGCGGAGGCGTCGCCTCCCAAGCGTATCAAACCACCAAGGCCGCCTGTAACTTCCAACTGGCGGCTACTTAGAGATCGAAAATAACAGTTTTGAGTGTCACGGGCTTCGCCAAGAGATGCGACAACGCCGACATCAACACCAACGGTAGTGGGGTTGTCAAAATGCAAGTTTTCAAACGTGCCTCTACGCCATGAAAGAACCTGCAAACCAATTGCCGCGTTGTTGAAGCAGGCAAAAAACAGATTGTTTGCGCCGCCCCCGCCGCAAATCTGATTGCTTGCGCCAACCGGGCTTGCAAATTGGAGGATTGTGCCGCCAGCACTGCCCAACCATGCCAGAGTGGCCCGTGCTTTAGCGCCTTGCGAACCAAGATCGTGTGACGTGTCGCTACCCGCGCCTTGCAGCGTTATGTTAGAAGCGTCAATCACAATGGTGGCCGACACGCTTATCGTTCCGTTTACAATAATGACGGTTGGCCGACCGCTAATTTTTGCGGCGTTTATCGCGTCCGTCAGACCAATAAAATCAGCAACACTAATTGTGTCGCGCATTTTAGCCTGCGCCGTGCGCAGCACTGCGTTAGTTTCAGCTTGTTGAAAACCAATGCTGTCTATCGTTGCCTTTTTGGTGACGCCGGACTGCACCAACGCAACCGTCTCCGCGCCCGTCAGTGGTGTCGTGGCAGCGGAAAGCTGAGAGATTTTTATGCTTCCGGTCATCAGTAATTCCCCGCAAAGATGTTATATTTCTGCGTGCGCGCGACAATGCTGTAGGGCATCGACAGCACGTCGTCTGGGTTATTGATGCGTTTCAGGTTGCGCTTGGATGTCATGGCGATGCGCTGCACTTGCGGCGACGGCTCAACGCCGAACTCGGCGGCGAACTCGGTCGCCAGATTGTAGCGAAAAGCGCGCAGGTAGCCCGGCGGAAACGAGAGCGTCGTCGCCAGCCCTGCGGGCTGCGTCAGTTCCTCGACCGAAATGAAATGGAACTCCAGCGCCCGCGAAGGCACCGGGTACAGATACATTTCAATGTCCGGGTGGGTCATATTGATGAACATGACTTGCGGGTACGTGCTGGTCACGGTCTTGACAGCAATCCCATCGTATTGCGCTTGGTTGATGAACTTTATGCCATACGAGACGTTTGTCGCCGCGTCACGGAAATAGGTCGAGTCGTCGAGCAGCACGGGGCGGTTGCCGACAAGATTGCCTGTCGGCCCGAGCGTGCGTGAGATCGTACTGGCGGGCCACGTCAGCACTTGGTCCTGCGTCGAATAGACCGCAAGGCGCTCCGTGGACCAGGAGTCAAGCATTTGATTGAGCGCGGACAAGGCGTCCTGCGACATCGCCGCAGAGGGAGTTTCACCTTCTGCCAGCAAGCCTAGAAGCCGAAGGGCTCCGTTGATCTGGTCGCCGGCGGTGACAGGCATGGTTTACTCCGGGCGAGCGCGACGCCGACGAACCGGCGGGTCGGCAGAAACGTCTTCTAGTTTAGCAGGCTGCGGTGGTGCGGAAACCGGATCGTAACGGGTCCACCCTTCCGTCTCGTCGTACTCGGCTTCAGCTTCCGATATAGCAACCTTAGCGCCGTGACGGGGATGCTGCAAGTAAATGGCTGCCATGTGGTGAAAGGGGGCTGTGAGGCCCCCTCCTTTTGTTGGAGTACGCGGGCCTTAGAGTACGCGGTAGAGCGTCCACGCGCTTGCGGCAGACTTGCGCGCTACCATCTGCGCGCCAGTCGTGATTGGGATCGTCATCGTGAGCGAGCCCGTCACGGTCCAGCCGGTGCCCGCCGCAATAACTGCGGTGCCGGTCGAGGTGCCGAGGTTGACCACACGGAACGAGAAGGTCGTACCGATGCGGTCGGAATTAATCAGTGCAGCCTCAAGGTCCGTTACGGTCGGCAGCGTGTAGGTCACGGTGCTTGTGATGCCGTTGTTAGCGAGGATAAAACCGCCAAGGATTTGCGCTGCTGTGAGAGTGGCAGTCGTAGTGACAGAAGCCGGAGCTGAGATGAGGTCGATGATCGGGTCGTTGACGTTGCCGTCGCCAACCTGATAGCCGCCTGCGCCATTGGGGAGAGCCATGTTCGTAACCTTTCTGAATGGGTGTTGATTGGCCCCGGCTGACGCCGGGGCCGGGATCGGTCAGGATCAACCGTAGATACGGCAGGCCATCGCCGGGCGGATGGCGGCGAAGCCATATAGCACGTCGATGCGGCAAGGCATACGGTCGTTATTGATGTCGTACTGACGAACAATGCGGAGCGAAATGCCGTTATGCACCTGCCGCGAAGCCATATCGACGCCCTGGGGAAGCAGAAGGTCGGCGGTTGCGAAGGTGAACGCATCCTTGCAATATACAAGGTTCTGCGGGTACTGCGACGACAACGCTCCAAGGAACGTGATGACGGCAGACGCTACGGGGAAAGCGTCAACAGTCGCCAGCGCGTGCGCCGCGGTGTAGAGCGGAGGACTGATTGCCACAGATGTGTAGGCGCCGCCGGAAGCCGTGTTGGCTGCGGTGACGACGAACTGCTGAAGCGAACCAGTTGACTCACGGGTCTGCGGGTTGACCGCGTTGACGGCGGCAATCGTGAACACGTCACCAACAGCCAGCGTTTGAGAGCCGGTTCCGGTGATGTTAAGCGTTGCTTGGCCTTCGGTAGCCACAGTCGTTGTGACCGTAGCGGCCGTTGCGCGGGAGCCCGTGGTGAGGGTCTTGATCGACTGAGACATATTGATCTCATCGTAACCAAGGACGCCCGTCCCCATCATGCCGCTTTTAAACTGACGGCTGATCGTGTCGGTAGGATTGAAGAACCCCTTCAAACCTTCCACAAGGCCAGCGTTGGCGGCGGGATTGACCGTCGCGTAGCGGGGGCTCATGGGTGCGGCAGACTCATTGAGCTTCTGCTGGGCTTGCAGAAGGACCAAGGAAGTCGCCGGCGCGGTGCCGGGCGTGCCAACCGAATTGTAGACGGACTTGTAGACGTTCGCCACGTCTGCGTCGATGGACGACGCAAGCTGCGAAATGCGGGGTTTCAGCACGCGCTCGGCAAAGTCGTCAAGCTGCATGGTCATTTCGGCGGTCGTGAAGTTGACGCCGATATGCTTCTGGCTGGAAACCGCAAGCGTGGTGAACTGCTCGTTGTCGTCCTGCACCTGAAGGGCCGCGCCGTCTGTAACCAGAGCGCGGTCGGGGAGGCGGATGCGCAGCGTAGTGCCGATCTTGGCTCCCTGTGCGGCGAACGAGTCGTCGTACTGGCGGTTGATGTTACGGGTAAGCACAAGGTTATTCTCCAGAATTTCCAGAGACTTCCTTGTAATCATGTCAATCGTGAGAATGGAGTTAGCCATAGTGATGCCTCAGTTGCCTAGCGGTTGCGCTGGCCCTCGGCTTTCCTGATCTGGCGTTGCCTGTCAGCTTCGATCCACTCGCTTGTTGACATCGACTTCATGGACCTTGGGTCCGTCGTGTCGTATGCAGGCGCACCGTTCTGGCGGGCCGCGACCGGATTGATAGGGGCCGGGGCGGTTGACGTTCTCTTGACCGGGGGCGTCGCGGCCAACTTGGCCTCTAACCGTCCGATCTCCTTCGCCTGCAAGAATTGCGGTAGTGCTGCGATACGAGCTGACTCTTTCGGATTTGTGCCCAGATGATAGATAATATCTGGGCCGTTGTCCGATGCCTGAATAGTCTGCGCCATCACGTCAGTTACAGGGAGCGAAGGGTTGTACGCGACTTGTTCAAAGTCATCGTACCGATCTCTCGCGCCGTCTTCCTTTTCGTGATAGGACGACAGAAACTGCGCTTGCTGGCCGGCGGCATCTCGCCTTGCGACGATCTCCTGAGCTTTACGCTCTGCAAGCGCCTCTGCGTAAGCGTCGGCGCTTTGAAAATCATCTGGGGCGGGAGGGTTCGGGAGGGGCTGTTGCCTCGCCTGAACAT